CTCACCTAATTGTCCTAGAAAAACATCACATTGTTGGATTGCACCATTAAGTGCGTTTCCTTGTGCTGTCAACTGTGACTTCATTTTATCCATTTGCTGCAACTGACTTGTTACTTTATCCAAGTCAGTTTGCAGTTCATGTTTCTTTTGTTCAATATCATTAACACTTAGTGTTTTATCATTTTTTGACATCATATATCCTTTTGTTTATACTACTTATGCAACCGCTGTGTTAGTTGCTGTACCAGCAGGAACTGCAACACCAGAGTTAACTGTTGTACCAGTATCTTTGATTGTTCCACCAGCAAGTGCAATGTTTTGTGAAGCAATTGACAATACGTCACCAGCAGATACAGTTGAACCAGCTGCACCGATTGTATGTCTGAATACAAGTTTGTTAGTACCTGTACCAGATTGATACGTTGCACTCAACGAAGCAGCAGAACCGCCACCCGCTTGTGAGTTAGTAATTGCGATTGTTGGTGAACCTGTTACAGTTACTTTCTCATTGAAAGTAAGTCTAACATCAATGTTACCACCAGCACTTACATCAAATGCTGCTCCAACGAATGCCGATTTATTAATGTCTGCACCAGCGATTGCTGTTGCTAATCCACCGATTGAGCAAATAACTTCTTCAAGTCCTTTACCGTTTAGTTGTACCCAACCTTTTGATGTTGCGTATACGTCTTCTTTTTGAGCTGCAGTAAGCCACTTTGGTTTCGCTTCATCTGCATCTGTGTTTCCCCATAGGGCCATAGTCTTTCTCCTTATTTAAAGATTTTACTCTTCTATTTATCTAAATCCATATCTCTTCAATTGAGATATAGTGTTTGAGGGGGATGTGTGATGAATCCCAATACCACCAGCAATCTCCCATTCCTTAATGTTTTTGATATAATCATCAATTAAGATATTAGGATTATTGCCAGTTGTGGCATAATTTACTTTATCTGCACGTTTAACTAAATGAATCTTACCAGTAGGTTTTGCGTTTTTAGACAACCATGCCTTTTTGCCAGGCCTACTGTTTGAATCGTTAGACGAATATGCAGATAAAATATTTGCATTATATTTATTTATTAATTTCCACATTCTTTGTGCGCCAGGCATCCAAGGTAACGTATGCCAGAAATCCTTCTTTGCACGAATTTCTTCCCAACGTGTTTCCTTTTCTACCTTGTCAAACTGTTTACCAGAGAGTTGTTTATACCCCCCTAGTAAATCAACAATCACCATATCCATATCACAATAGATACTTGGCAATTCTTCTTCATTAACATTAGTAAGTTCGACAAGATGACGCATATTAGTCTTCTTTATCTTTTACTTTTGTTTCAATCTTATTCATAGGTTTACCTGTCATTGTGGTTTCACCATCTTTAGATTCTTTTTTACCTTTACCACTCAAATATGCTGGGGTATCATCTTCTGCACCCTCAACCTTTTTTGCAGCTTCAGCCCACATATCAGAAATATGTTTTGCGGCAAGTTGAGCAAGAGTAGGTCTTACTGACTCTTCAACTGACTCTTTCTTCTTTGCTTTTCTCATTGCAGCAAAGTCTTTACCATCAATGTCACCATCTTTATCTTTGTCGAGTTTCTTTTGTCCACCAACTAACTTCTCAGTCTTTAGTGTTTCCTCAACGTCATATTGTTTACCGCCGATAGTAAAGGTTTTTTCACCTTTTTCTTTTGCCATTTTTGCAGCGTGAATATAGTTATTTTCACTCTTCTCTTTTTCTTTTTCTTTTTTAGAGATTGCAATTGCAGCTTGCTGAGCAGGAGACATTGCCTCTAACACAGCACTCTCAATACTACCCTCTTTAGTTTTAAGATACTTGGACATTTATTTCTCCTGTGAGTTTATTTTGTTAATTGTTTCAGTTGCTTTCGCAATCTGTAATTGTAGTTGAGCGATACGAGTTTTCTTCTTATCATCTCTTGCAGCGTCTACATCTTTTGCAGAATCTGGTCTATTGTCAATCTTTGGTTTGTCTGCTTCCTCTTTCTTGTCCCAAGGAGCTTTCTTCAAAGTTACTTTTGATTTACCTTTTTTAGATGACTGTGATGCCTTTGCAAGTTTCTTTGCAAGGTCTGCCTTTTTGTTTTCATCAAGTTCAACCTCTTCTTTATACATATTCAACTCAAATGGTTTTGAACCACCTTTGTTGTAAACTTGGATTTGTAGGTTTCCACCTTTACCTTTTAATCTGTATTTGTTTGTTTTACCCTCAGAAGGTTTCTTTGGGCCAGTTGCAACTTTACTGTCAATCTCTTTTGGGTCTACAGTAATTCCTAATTTCTTTTTTGCGTAATCATATGCGTGTTGCATTGCACCACTAAAATCTTTATGATACAAGTCATACTTCTCATCAAGTTCACCTTCTTTCTTTGTCGCCATCAACTTGTCATGGTTGTCGATTGCATACTTGTCTGCATCTTCTTTATTGTCAAACTCTTTTGCAATACTACCATCTGCATTGTATACACAGAACTTGTCATCTTTTTTCTTAACGTGATCAGTTGGATCCATTTCTTCTGGTAATGGTTGTGATGGCCATTGAACTGGTTCAACACCTTCCTTTTTACCTTTACCATGATCCATAACTTTTTTACCAAGTGGTGTCAAGTTACCTTTTTTATCATACATCAGATCTATGAGTTTCTTTTCTGCAGCAGTCATCTCATCAATTTGAACATCTTCATTCTGTCTCTTCAGAACAGCAGCGACTTGTTTATGATCAGACAAACCTTTTTTGATTTTTTCAATAGCAGCGACAGCACCTGACATATTTCCACCAGCATATCTTTTATCTGATGCAATACCAATTGCCATTTTAATTTCTTTTGTAGAGTATCCCTCTTGAACAGATTCTCTTTCGACTTGTTCTAACTCAACAAACTTTTGACCCTTCTGTTGATACATGTCTTTCCAATCTTTACCGTACATTGTATTCAACATCTTTTCGATATCTTTTACACTACCAGTAACAGATGTTCCATCATCACCCTTTAAGTCTTTTGCCTTCAGTTTAAACTTTTTAATTAACTTTTGAAAGTCTGGGTCAGTCTTGTCGTGATCTAACATATCAATCGTTGCCTCTTGAAGTTTAGAAGAATTATACTGAACCTCTGCCAGAGCCTCCGTCATTGTTTTAGCGTATCTAGTCATTTATTTTTTCCCAAATTTTTACGACAAGTTTCCCTGTACCTTTTATTAATCTATGATACTCCATCATGGGTATCGTATATATCTTTTCTCTTTTCAATTCTACTGGAAGCATATTATCTAGTTGCAATTTCCAACCACTTCCTTCGAGAACCATTACATCTCTTGTATGTTTGTCACGATGCCATATCAATTCTTCCTCTTGTACATCATCCTTAAACTCTCTGAGGAAATGTCCCTCTTCTTGAATATCAGAATATGGATTTACCAAAAGAAATTACCGCCGCCACTTAAACCAAGTTGTTTTGCATAACGTGGAAGATTACAACTCCAGTATCCTGCCTTGGTTCTATCTTTTTGTTGATCACAGTTGTGACGAGCAGCAAAACTTTTTCTTGCATCCTTATCTGACAACTTAACCTTTAGTCCACTCGTATCACCGAATGTAACCTTTTTAACATTACCTGTCTTTGGGTCTTTAACATACACATAGTATTTTTTAGGCCCACCGACCTTTGGTTTATTTAGTTCTACATCTTTTTCTTCAAACATCATAGGACAATCTAGTGGAACATGTTCTCCCTGATACATATCGTATTTACCGATATCACCTTCCATCAGTTCCTTATCAAAACCTACTGGACTGTAAACTCCTACTTTATATGCATCTCTTTTCTCTGTAAAGAAATCATAGTACTTTTCTGAACCAACACGATATTGATTTGATTCGATTAAACTTGATGTTTCGCATTCGTTACAACAATCTGGTGTTCCACACTTTGTATGTTCCTTAAACGAAAACGGTTTCTTCTCTTGGCCTGGCGTCATGTCTTGAAACAATTCCCTTCTGGCATTTGTGCCAACTTCACGAGCATCTTCTTTTTCTTCTTTTTGCCCTTTAGCCTGTTTCCACAAGTCTGCATCAGCAGTTGTTCTTGTCTTACCACCAGTAAGGAATGAGTTCACTCTTGCGAATGCCCACTGTTGTGGAGTAGTTCCTGGCCTATGTCCTGTTTTCCATGCAGCCATACCTCTATCGTATACTTTCTTTAGAATACCATATGATATACCAGACTTATCTGATTTGTCAACAAGCCCTTTAATCTTTTCGTCTAACTGAACTTCTTCTTTAGGAACACAGTTTGGCACCATTTTGCCATTCTTCTTTTTCATTCCCTGTTGTCTGTGAGTATCCCAACATGGGTCTTCCTCACCAAACATATCTTTAAATTTCTTTGTGTACTTAGATGGTTTAGTATCTGCATTACCATCTCCTGGCGCAGGCCCATCTTTCTTCTTTGCAAAGTGTGCCGCACGTTTCTGTTTAGTGGACTTTGACATTGCATCACCATCAGCATCTTTTGCATAATACTTGGCTGGTTCAGTACCTTTTCTATCTTTAATATCTTTATCTTGTTTTACTTCGTACAACCACTTCTTGTGTGTAGTACCATCTTGTTCTGCAAACACAAGATAGTTAGTTCCTCTACGAATAACTTTACCAGAAACACCAGTGTAATTATCTTCTACGATATCACCGATAGCATATAGTGTACCTTCGATATACATATCACGAATAACATCTTCTTCAGTCTGTTCTACTTGATGTGTGATAAAAGATTCACGAATACCCATATACTTACGAACATCTTTGAATAGAGACATTCCCTGTTTAAAGTTTTTAGGAAGTCCATTCTTAAACGAATCAAAATCATCAGATGATGCCGCAGCTCTCATCTTAGATGCAGACATTCCAGTAACACCTTCTGCATCTGGGTCTCTTTCACCAGCAGATACAACTTCAATGTTATCAAAACCATAGTAACCATGTCCTGATTCAACACCATTGTATTTGTTCAACAACGTATCAAACTCTTGTACTCTGTCAGAACCAACAACCATTATTACTGATTTATGGCCTTTGTTGTGTAGTGAGACTGCAATCTCAAATACGTTTCTTGCTTTATCTACAACAATTTTTCTGGCATGTTTTGGGAACATCTTCTTCATGTATGCAACTTTCTTTACATACGGAAGAGGGTCTTTCTTAGGATTTTCAGAGTGAGATGCAAACACATAATATGGAGCGCCGACATTCTTTTTAGCCTGTCCAGCAACTGCATCCATCAATTTTTCATGTCCAGTT